TATCAAGTTGAGTGAAAAATCTGCGTTTGTTTCTAAGTCCAACCCGAACCGAAACCGCAAGCGCAAGGTGACCAGGGGAGACGTGTTCTTTGGTGCTGAGTTTGGTGGTCAGGCTAGGCCTAGAACCAAACAGTTCTTGCGTCATCGTGGGCGTTCAGGTTATTTCTTTTGGCAGACTGTCCGTAAAGAGAAGGGCAATATCGCCACTCAATATCTGGACGCTATTCAGAGGGTGTTAAACACGCTTAAAGATAAGCCTTGACATTCCGCTGGTTTCCTGTACCCTCTAGGTAGGAGGGGTTATGGCAGTTCTGTTTAAGAATGTGAAGTCTATTTATCCGAAGCCGTTGGCTTCGTCTTGGGAGCAGTTGAAAGAGCTGTTGTCGTTCCATGAGGAGAACCCTGAGAAGGTTGCGGGTGCGTTGTGGTCTCCTGTCGAGTATGACCCTGGCACTACCAGAGGTAACCGTAACGTCAGGTTTGTTGAGGCGTTGGTTGTTGACATGGACGGCGAAGCGTTCGATGAGGCAAGGCTTGACGGTTTGGAATGGTTCGCCTATTCCACGTATTCGCATCGCTTGGATGATCCTCACTATCACTTGGTCTTGCCGTTAGCGGAGAAGGTTCCTGCGTCGTTGTGGCGGGCTGTGTGGGCTGAGCTGCATGACCGTATTGGTTTGGTTGGTGACCCACAAACGAAAGACGCTGCACGTATTTTCTATCTGCCACAACATGCACCGGATCAGCCGTTTGAGTTTCACGAAGGTCATGGTGCATTACTTGATTCGTCATTCACGCTTGATGTTCAACCTGTCATCAATCCTGTATCGCCTCGCTCAAAGCAGGTTCGTCAACCTCGTCAGCGTCGTGCTGGTGCAGAGGTTATGTCTGAGGCTTGGTGGAATGCTCCTGTAGATATTTCCCGTTGGGATGGTTTGTCAGGTAAGGACTTGTATTCAGCGATGCTGGATGAGTTCAGGGCTTTGCGGAATGGGTTGTCTGTTATTGAGTAGAATCTTCGCATGGCTGGTGAGCGGACGTTCGTTGTTAAGTTTATTTCTGATACCGCTAAAGCCCAAGCAGGCTTCAAAGGTTTATCGGGTGGGCTGAAAGGTTTACAGAAGTCCGTTGGCGGTGCGATCCCTGGCTGGGGTCAGCTGGCTATTGGGGCTACCGCAGCATTGGGTGCTATCGCTGCGGGTTTGACTTCTGCGGTTAAGGCTGCGATGGAAGACCAGAAGTCGCAGGCTGAGTTGCAACGTCAACTTGAGAAAACCTTCGGTGCTAATGAGGCGTTGACTCAATCGGCTGAGCGATATATTTCGGTGACACAACTTCGCACCGGAACATCGGATACCGAGCTTCGTTCGTCGTTGGGTACTTTGGTTCGAGCCACAGGTGACCTGACACAATCTCAAGACCTGCTAAATATCGCTCAAGATATTTCTGCTGCGACAGGTAAAGACCTTGCATCTGTTTCGTTGGCGTTGGCTAAAGCCAGCCAAGGCCAGTTCACAGCGTTATCCAAACTTGGTATCCCCCTTGATGAGAACACAAAGAAGTCTAAAGACTTTGGAAAAGTTGTTGGGCTGTTGAATGACCAGTTCGGCGGTGCAGCGGAAGCTGCTGCGAACACCTTCGGTGGGCAACTGAAAATCCTTAGCGGTCAGTTCGGTGAAATTGTTGAATCAATCGGCGCAGCCTTGCTCCCCTACCTGCAAAAGTTCTCAAAGTTTTTGGTAGACAATGTTGCTCCAGCCATTCAACGTATTACTACCGTTATGGGTGAAAAGGGATTAGTCGCTGCGTTTCAACAGTTAATTTTTGAATCAGGTAACGCCGGGCCAAAGGTCATCAACGTATTCAAAGCGATAACTGTTGGTGCAGCCGAAGCAGTCAATGTTTTAGCGAAGGCCTACTTTGTTACAAGCGCAACATTCAAACTGACAACCCGTGACTTTGTTGGTGCAGCAAAAGATTTTTACAAGTCAACTCAAAACTTTATTGATGTTGGAGCAGTATCGAAACAATTTGACGCTGTTGCCAAAGGTATTGATAACTATGCGGTGCGTGGTATTCCGTCAGCGATTCGAGCGCAACAAGGTTTGGCTGGTTCAACTGAGGATTTGACTGATGATGATAAAGGTTTGGGCAAAGTCTCTAAGACTTTGAAGAAGGCCACCGAAAAGTTGGATGATTACAACAAGAGCCTGGGTGTGTCTGAGCGTTTGCAGGATAGGTTGACGAAGGCTGGAAAATCTCAAGATAAGTCGTTGGCTTCGTTGACTGATGCGAATACTAACCTTGCTAACGCTAAGGCTAAGTTGGCTCAGATTGAGCGTGGCTTCGGTGCTGGTTCGCCGGAGGCTATTGCAGCACAGAAGGAGTTGGACAAGGCTCAGCGTTCCCAGGAGCGGGCGACGTATGCGGTTGAGGAGGCTATCTATTCGGTGGCTGATGCTGAGATGAACTTGGCTGAGGTTCGTAAAGACCCTGAGTCTTCGCCTATGGATATTCGTCGAGCAGAGCTGGATTTGGCTGAGGCGAAGTTGAGTGTCACGGACTCTATTGATTCTCAGATTGACGCAACGAGGGAGCTAAACACTCAGCAGGGTATTTTGAATGACACGATTTATGGTGCGACGATTGGTTCGATGGTTTATGACTCAGCGTTGAGAGATGTTGAGGACGCTACCCGTGACCAAGTGTCAGCGTTTGAATCTTGGGAGGAACAGGTCAAAGAAACGAAAACAGCTCAGGATGAGTTCAATGCTTCGTTGCAAGCAACAGCTGATTTGATTGCGAAGTATCCGAAGGTGTTGGGTGGGATGCCTAATCCGATGGCTGGGGTGTCGAGTCAGGTGCCGGTGACGGCTGGGGGTGGGTTCTCGTTGAGGCCGAATGATACTTATCAGATCAATATCAATGCTGCGATTGCGGAGCAGGGGTTGCCTCAGAAGGTTGTTGAGGCGTTGCAACAATACAATCGGAGTATCGGCAAGATTCCAGTAAAGACGAAGTAGCAGTATGGCTGTTTCTATCCCTAACTGTGGCACCTATACCGTCGAGTTGGACTTTGGTTCAACGACGAATGCGTTTGTGTTGGATTCGGCGTTGGCTGGTGTGCTTGATGGGACGGTTTATGTGTTGGACGGTACTACCGATTTTCGGGATGTGACCGCCTACGTCAAACAGGTATCTATCAATCGTGGCAGGCAGAACAGGTTCCGTGACCCTACCGGTCAAGCTGCAACTGCGGTCATACAAATTGAGGATTCGGATTACAGCTTCAGCCTTGTCAATAGTGGCTCGCCATATTGGAATGCAACCAAGGATCGTTTGGGGTTTGAGTTGAACTCTGCTGTACGGATCAGCAGGAATGGGGTGTATCTGTTTACTGGAATCATCACCCAATACAGTCAGTCAATCGAGAACCCGAATAGGTCTTTGGTGACGGTCAACTGTTCTGATGCTCTGTTCACGTTAAACAATCGCAAAGTTGGTGTTATTGCGGTAACGCCTCAACGGTCAGATCAACGGATCGCAGCTGTTCTTGATAACGAAAGTTTATTTACTCGACCTGGACAACGTGACCTTGAGGTTGGTGTAGCGAACTTGGGTAACGCCCCGATTGATGGTTCGTCTTCTGTGTTGGATTATTTGATGCGGGTAAATAACTCTGAGCAGGGAAGAATCTTTATGAAGGCTGACGGCACGTTTGCTTTTGATCGTCGTCTTTTAGGTGAACTACAGGATTTGGATGCTGTGCTGTCCGATGCTGGTGGTACCGCTATTCGGTATTCTTCGTTTGAGATTGTGAACACCTGATATGTCAATGATTAGTTTTGATGGCGTTGATTTCAGTTTCCTGTTTTCTGATTTGAATGCAGAGTTGTTGGACTATTTTGCTAAAGAAAACGCTGCAAGAGCAAACGACTTCTCTGTATCATCACAATCGGTAGTCAACACAGTCAACGTCGCTATTGCCCCACCAATCCCAACAGCAGACAACCTGCAACCAACTATCGAATATGCCCAAGCCATAGCAGCCGAATCGGTTGCCGAGTTCGGTACACAAGAAACACCGCTCGTCGTCACCCTCCTTGAAACCTTGGATGATGCAGGTGACCTTGCTGGCTACCTGATTCGTAAAGTTCCGGCGTTCTGGTTTGGCAACATCCAAATCATCATGAACGGCCTGACCGATGCACAGCGAACCATCATCACCAACCTTGACATCGGTTCACAAATCTCAGTCACGAAATCATTTCCAGCCCCATCAACCCCATCAACGGTCACCCAAATCATGGCACTTGAAGGCATGAGCCATGACATCACACCAGACCGTCACATCGTCACCCTGTACACCAACCCCGCCCGTATCTACACCTACTTCATCCTTGACACCGATGAACTGGATGACGACACTAAGGGTTTAGCGTAAACTAATCATCGGCTAACATAGGAGCATTATGGCAGTACGTCCAACTTTTTCACCTGGGGATACCCTCACCAGTAATAACATGAATATCCTTGCGAATGCGCTGATTACCGTCAACGCTCAGACTGGTACGGCTTACACACCTGGCACAGCTCAGGTAGGTCAGTTGACGACTTTGAATAATGCAGCAGCGCAAACCATCACTATCCCAGCGAACGCCACCACAGCCTTCGCAATCGGTGACCAACTTAACTTCATGTTGCTTGGTACCGGAACAGCAACCTTCGTTGCTGGTGGTACAGCTGTCATTCGATCAGCTGGAAGCAAACTTAAACTCACAACTCAATACGCTGTTTGTACCGTACTCAAGTGGGATACCGACGCTTGGATTATGGTCGGCAACGTAAGCGCATAACGCCATGCAAATCTTGGCTGGAGTGGGTGCAGGTGTAACCCCCCCTTCAACACTTGAAGTATTGGTTGTTGCTGGTGCTGGCGGTGGTGGATATTCTCTTTCCGGTGGTGGTGGTGCTGGAGGTTATCGATCTAACGCATCCTTCTCTGTTATCGCAGGAACTTCATACACGCTAACGGTTGGTGGTGGAGGTGCTGGTGGAATAAACGTGTCACCTTTTGCTGGTTCATCAGGTTCTAACTCTGTCTTTGACACCATCACTTCTGCTGGCGGTGGTGGTGCTGGTGGTAATACCGATGCAGTTCGTAACGGTATTGCTGGTGGCTCTGGTGGTGGTGGTAACTACACAGGTACAGGTGGCGCAGGTAACACACCTAGCACTTCACCTTCTCAAGGAAACACAGGTGGAACGGGATTTTTTAGTGGTGGAGCCACTTATCACGGAGGCGGTGGTGGTGGCGCAACTGCTGTAGGACAAAATGGTTCAAGCGTTAAAGGCGGTGACGGTGGTGCAGGAACAGCATCATCAATAACTGGTTCATCTGTTACCCGTGCAGGTGGTGGCGGTGGTTCGGGTGGTGTTGGTGTTGGTGCTGGTGGCGCAGGTGGTGGTGGTGCAGGTGTTCTGACTGGTGTCGGTACTGCTGGAACAACAAATCTTGGCGGTGGTGGTGGTGCTGGTGGTGCTGCTGCTGTCGGTGGTGCTGGTGGTTCAGGAACGGTGATTATCGCTTTCGCAAACACAGCAGATGACCCTTCAATTAGTGGCGGGTTGGTGTATTCACGAAGCACATCTCGTTCAGGTTTTGTTGTTTATTCATTCACATCTGGCACAGGAACGATCAACTGGTAATGGCACACTACGCATTTCTAGACGACAACAATGTTGTCACCGAAGTAATCACAGGCAAGGACGAATCCGAATTGATTGATGGTTTGACCCCTGAAGAATGGTACGGGAACTTTCGTGGGCAAGTATGTAAACGCACTTCATACAATCACAACATTCGTAAACAGTATGCAGGTATCGGTTACACATACGATGCAACTGCTGACGTGTTCATCGCACCTCAACCGTTTGAGTCTTGGTCGCTTGATGAGAACTATGATTGGCAAGCACCGATTGATTACCCTGCGGATGGGAAACGATATTCGTGGGACGAAGCAAATCAGGTTTGGGTCGAGCTTCCCGTTATCTAGTTTTCTTCCCAGCGTTCTTCGGGTTCCTAGTCACATCATCATCAGCTGAGGCTGACGGGTTTGGTGTTTGGCAGTTCTCGAAGTCTTGTCTTTCGGATAATGGTGGAACGGTTGAGCCGGTTGAGGGTGGGTTTAGGCTGACGGGTGCTGATGGTGGGACGTGTGCTGGTCAATCCCATTGGGTGAAACTTGAGGCCATCATCCCAGAGGAGACAACTGAACTCGGTTTCCAGTGGGCGTATCAAACGAACGATGGGTCTTGGTATGACCCTCCACAAATCATTCTCAACGGGGTCATCACGAAGCTGACGAATGAGAACAATGCCACCGGATCAGGTTTGATTCAGGTTGAGGCTGGTGACACCTTCGCATTCCAGCAGTACTCGACTGACTCATGCTGTCAACCAGGCAACCTCACGATCACAGGCCTGACATTAGGCTTGGGGGAATGGGTATCTACAACCTCATCCACAACAACGACGACGACCTCTACTACTACTGTCCCGTCAACGACTGTCCCTGTCACCAACCCGACTACTACGACAGTTCAAGAAACAACTACTACGACTTCGAGTCTTCCTCAAACATCCGTCCCATCAACCACAACGGAACCACCACAAACAACAACAACGCTCCAGCAAAGTATTTCAACGGTTACCTCAACTAGTTCAACGACGACAAGTACGTCAACGACTGTAGCCCCAACTACGACCACGACGGTTTATGTTTTACCAGCAACGACCTCTACTGTTCCCGAAACAACGACAACCACCACAACGGAACCAGCACCAGTCCCCACCACAACGCTCCCGCCTCCGTTAGAAACAACCACATCAACTTCAACAACGACATCAACTGTTCCTCCTGTGACCACAACTCAACCAGATGTGACCACAACGCTACAAGCCCTCACAGATGAGCCTCAACCCCTCACCCAAACAGAACTACTCAACACCCTAGAAGCCCTCTCAGAAGCCTCCACAGAGGCCATAGAAGCAATCGTGGATGAAGTCCTTAGCAAAGACCTAGACACCAGCCAAGCGACCCTGCTCATCACCAGCCCAGCCGTACTAGAAAACATCACCACCGCCCAAGCCGAACAACTCTTCAGCGAAATCGCCCCAACCGAACTCAGCCCCGACGAAGCCGAAGCGGTAGTCGAGGCGGTACAGGAAGCACCGAACTCGGTGCGTGAAGCGTTTGAATCTGTGCTGAATATCTTCCAAGGTTTCGCAGACAACTATGTTCCACTCAACTCGACTGTGCCGGTTAGCACTCGTCGTGCGCTGATTGCTTTAGGTGCTGTATTCTTGACGGTAGCCCCTGCACCAGTAAGAAGGATTCGGTGATGAAGTTTTGGGGTGAGTTCCATGCGTTGATATGGACAATCGCAGCATCAATCACCACCATCCTCACCTTGTCTGGCACGTTGCAACAGATCGTGATCTGGCT